ATGTTCCTCCTTCATTTGTAAATGTAATAGAGGATGCACGTATTGAGAAGTTAATGAAGAGAAGATATGGTGGTCTATCAAAAAGTTTCTATAAAGGATACAAAGAATTACATGTAAAAGATTTCTTTGAAACAGATGGTAAAGATTTTACTGAGTTTGCTTTCATTGATCGTATTAATCTATACTTTAAGTTAGGTGCATTTGAAGTTATTCCTTTCAAAGAAGATGAGTTACCTATAGTTGAGACATGTAAAGGTCTAGAAACTTTTGAAGAAGTTTTAGAATTATGTCTTCTTATATACAACAACCTTAAGGATGCAGAAGAAGAAATTGCTATGCAGTTGCCAGAGTTAGATGCTCATCCAGAGAAAGAAGATAAAGATGATAACAAAACTTCTGATCCAGTTTATGTTGAGAATGACAAGAATGGAACTGATGACTCTAATCCATTAGAAGATCTATCTACAGGTAAAGGTGAGAAAGAAGAAAAGAAATTTGAAGAAGATCAATCACCTGATCAAGAGATAATCAATCCTGAGCAACCATGGGATACCATGAGTAATGAAGGTGGAATTGAATCAAACTTAAAACCTGATGAATTTACTGCTGAGACACAAGAAGCATTTAATTCTAATCAGAGACAGTTAGTTGATGAAGGAGCAAAAGAAACAGTATACTTAGATTTTCCAAAATTAAAAATGGATAAGATAGTAGTTGATCATCAACGTGTAAGTACTTACCTTAAAAAATGGTGGAAAGAAACTGCTAATGAAGAATTCAGATACCACTACTCAACTATAGGTACTGATGATAAGTTAACATATAGTAGCTTTGGTAGACAATTAAAAGAAAAGTATCTAAAATATAAAAAAGAATCAAGCAAGGGAGTTAATTATCTTGTTAAAGAATTTGAATGTAGAAAATCTGCAGATGCTTATTCTCGTGCTGCTACTAGTAGGACTGGAGTACTCGATACAAAGAAACTCCATACTTACAAATTCAACGAGGATCTTTTCAAGAAGATAACTGTTTTACCTGAGGGTAAGAATCATGGACTAATCTTTATATTAGATTGGTCTGGTTCAATGCACTTTGTTATAAACGACACAGTAAAACAATTATTAAATTTACTTTGGTTCTGTAAGAAAGTTAATATACCATTTGAGGTATATGGATTTACAAATGATTCACCAGCAGAGTGGAGATATGCTTCACGTGAAGGTAGAGGTGGAATGGAAGAGATTCAAGTGATGAAAGAGAATGAAATATACTGTCATCCTACATTCCGTCTTCTAAACTTTGTATCTTCTGATAGTGGTAAAGAGTTTGAAGAACAGTGTCAACATCTATTCAACTTATCTTATTCATTACAGTGTGGGTATTCTGATTATGTTCCTTTTGGATTCAATCTATCAGGTACTCCATTAAATGAAACTATAATTGCTTTACGTGAACTAATACCTGACTTCTTTAGAAAGCATAAAGTATCTAAGTTAAATACAGTTCTTTTAACTGATGGAGAATCACAATCTATCTCACGTGTTAACAAAGTACAATCATATTATAATCCAGATGAGATGGAATTTGGTAGAATTAGTTTACATAGTCGTTGTCAGTTACGTGATAGAAGAATTGGTAGAGTATATCATGCTTGTAATGAGTGGAACTGGAAAAATAGTATCACACAAACATTGTTACAAAACCTTGAAGATAACTTCCCAAACTGTAATATAATAGGTATTCGTTTATTACAATCTGGTGAGGTAAGTAGATTCCATTACCAGTACAAGGAAGATGAAAATTATACTGATCAAGATAAGAAGTCATGGAGCAAGACAAAATCAGCAATACTAAAACCAACAGGTTATAGTGTTCTATATGGTATTGCTTCAAGTAGTATGAACTCTAGTGAAGAGTTTGAAGTAAAAGAGAATGCTACTAAAGCACAAATAAGATCTGCTTTCAAGAAGAATCTTAAAAACAAAAGTGGTAATAAGAAAGTGCTTTCATCCTTTATTGACATGGTTGCATAACCAGTTGATAAACTGTCACACATGGGGTAGCAATTACTCCATGTATCCTTTACAATGTATTCATAGTTAAGAAAAAACAATGCCTTTTCAACCAACATTTTCCAACTCTGATTTGATCTCTTTCTTTAAAGACAACTATGGTAGTGAGTTCAATTATCAAGCAATCAAAGAAGCAGCAACTCATTTCAAAGTTCAAGTTCAGAGCATCTCAAAAAGAATGAAGAAGATGCCTGAGATTAAACAAAAAACTAGAGGAAACTACACTCTAACTGTTGCTCAAGCAAAAGCACAACTTGAGAAACAAATAGTTAAAGAAGCAAGAGATTTGATACCTCCAGTATCAGATTCTTATGTACCCTTTGGTAACTTTAAAGATGTCAAAAAGATTATTCAATCTGGCATTTTCTATCCTACATTCATTACAGGATTATCAGGTAATGGTAAGACCTTCTCAGTAGAGCAAGCATGTGCTCAACTTAAGAGAGAACTTATCAGAGTAAACATTACTATCGAAACAGATGAAGATGATCTTATTGGGGGTTTCCGTCTTGTTAATGGTGCCACAGTATGGCATAACGGACCCGTTATCGAAGCACTCGAACGAGGTGCAGTATTGCTCCTTGACGAAATCGACCTTGCCTCTAACAAAATCCTCTGCCTTCAGAGCATCCTTGAGGGAAATGGTGTTTTCCTTAAAAAGATTGGAAGATTCGTTAGACCCAAATCGGGATTCAACGTCATTGCAACCGCAAATACAAAGGGTAAAGGTTCAGACGACGGACGATTTATTGGAACTAACGTGCTCAACGAAGCCTTTCTCGAACGATTCCCAGTTACCTTCGAGCAAGAGTACCCAACCGTCTCAATCGAAAACAAAATCCTCAAGCAATCAGGACTCGATGACGACACCTTCTGCAAACGATTAGTAGATTGGGCAGACATCATTCGTAAAACATTTAACGATGGTGGTATTGATGAATTAATCTCTACTCGTCGTTTGGTTCATATAGTCAATGCATACAAAATCTTTGGTAGCAAAGAGAAAGCAATTGAGGTATGTGTAAATCGTTTCGATGAAGAAACAAAGCAATCTTTCATGGAACTCTATGATAAGGTTGATGCTGATGTAAACTTTGGTGATGATGAAGAACCATCAAACCAAGAACTACTTGATCAAATTAACTCATGACCATTTGGAAAAACTACATTGCTGCTCTTGAAGAGACATTCCCTGACCTAAAGGTTGGGGAACAATGGGCAGAGTGGGAAGGAAAAGATGCCCACCTCATTGCTAACCTTCGTTATGGTAAGAACTTTATCAAAGCAAGGGAAGCACATATAACAGATCCTAGATCTGACATCTACAACACTATACTGTATCCTAAGACAGGTGCAGATCTTCCTTGTTTTGGAATGGATCTAATGAAGTTTAGTGAGAAGAAAGTCATTCTAGTGTTTGACTTCCAACATCCAAGAGAGAAATATCTATTCTCAGTTGATGGTCTTCCAAAGGATGATGGTAAGTATAGGTTCTTTGAGATGGGTAATCACTTCTCAGAAAACATATTCGTAAGGTATTGTAAACCTGATGAGGTTGATGAACATCTTCCAATGTTTAAACAATACTTGACAGAATACAAAAAGATGGTAGAATTAAATGATCCACAAGGAGAAGACACTACGGTGTATGCTGACTTTGACAAATACATGACCGAACTTGATCCTGTTAGAGGTTATTTAAAAGGCAAGTTTGGAGAAGAGAAGTCAGAATCCTTTGTAAATGATTTTCTATTTACCTATGGTTAATGCATGGAGTTTAGCGTATGACACACTTAACGGAACACTTGATGAGGAGTATCCTATTGTGAATCATCAATTTAAATATCATGAGGAAGAGATCCTCAAAGATATAGAAGAATACATTTCTTCCACTTACAATGGGCACTACACAGGAACTCAACATGAGTTTCGTAAAGTCCAAACAATAGACCTCATGGCATCTAGAGATCTTGCACCACATTTCTGCCAAGCAAACATACTAAAATATGGTAGTAGATATGGAAGCAAGAATGGTAAAGATAAGAAGGACTTGCTAAAAGTCATTCATTATGCTATGCTACTATTACACTTTGACAACCACTACGGACAACCATCCATGACTAGTGGTAATATTGATCACACTATGCCTTAATTATGCAACTATCTGAAGAAACAAAAGAAATCCTCAAAAACTTTCAATCAGTAAACAACTCAATCTATTTTAAAGGTGGTAGTACTATTAGTACTATCTCTGTGACTAACAACATCTTTGCTAAGGCAGAGATTAATGAAGATTTTCCTATGCCTTTTGCCATATATGATTTAGGGCAATTCTTAGGTGGAGTTTCTTTATTCAGTAATCCTTCTATCAATTTTGATAATACGTCATACATGACTATCAAGAATGGTAGATCTAAAGTCAAGTATTTCTTTGCTGATCCTGATGTAATTACTAAACCACCAGAAAAAGATATACAATTACCAGAACATCAATTTAGTTTTCAGTTTACTAATGAAACACTATCACATTTGATGAAAGGTGCACGTGTATATCAGTTACCTGATTTGTGTTTAGAATCTGAAGGTGGTGAAGTTAATTTAGTTGTTAAGGATAAAGAGAACGATACTTCTAATGCAGTATCTTATGAGGTTGGTCAATCTGAAGTACCATTTAAATTTAATTTTAAAATAGAAAACATAAAGATAATACCAGGTACATATGATGTTGAGATTAGTGAGAGAGTTGCTCGTTTCTGTAA